GCGGCGGCCCCTGCGACGGCCTGTGCGGCGGCCCATGCGGCGGCCCCTGCGGCGGCCCCTGCGGCGGCCCCTGCGACGGCCCATGCGGCGGCCCCTGCGGCGGCCCCTGCGGCGTCCCGTGCGGCGGCCCCTGCGGCGGCCCATGCGGCGGCCCCTGCGGCGGCCCCTGCGGCGGCCCCTGCGACGGCCCGTGCGGCGGCCCATGCGGCGTCCCATGCGGCGTCCCATGCGACGTCCCGTGCGGCGGCCCATGCGACGTCCCGTGCGGCGGCCCGCAATTTTTCGTTGCCTGTCTCCAAATACTCGCGGGCAACCTGCGGCGCATCCCACAGATGAATTACTTGCAGCGCGGCCCAGCGCGACATATCCCGTAGCAATTCGGTTGCATCGAATCGAACAATAATGCGGCGGCGATGACAAACGAGCTTGTCGGTTTGTCGGTCTTCGATTCCATCGCATTCGACCAGACACAATGTCTCACCGGGAACGTATTCCAGCGCATCGAACGGATGCAAGCTCGCGTGTAGACCGGATTCGCAGATGACGCAGCGACCGGGATAATCCAGCCATGCGCCGTCAGCAGGAACGGATGAGCCATCGCGCAGCGTTGCGCCGACGAAATGATAGGCGATAATCATGTCAGCACTTCGCACGCCATCAGCACAATCGCGATCAGCACGACCGCGAGCACGTAGACATCGCCGATCCGTTCCTCGGGGATGCGCAAGTCTGGCAGGTAACGCAGCCACAGCCGGCGGCGGATGTCGTAGGGACTCATGGCGCACGCTCGGTCAGGATGTAGCCGCGACCGGCGCAGGTCATGCAACGCGACGTGGACACAATGTCGAGGTTGCCGGCGATAATACCTGTTTCGCCGCGCCCCTCGCATACCGGGCAGACCTCGCGCACCGTCGGCGTCAGCGCAGCCTTGAACGCATCGCTCACGCCCGGATCGGCGCGGATCAGATCAAGCGGATCTGTCATCGTTTGTTCCCTCCATTTCTGCTAGACAATTGGGGCAGGTGACTTCGCTGCACTCGAATGTATAGGCATCCTCGCTCCCATCGCCAGCGCAATCGCAGAACGGGATGCAGTCCCGCGCCCACTCGGGATGTGCCGGCAAATAGCGGCGAACGTCGTTCAGGTGGATCACCACTGAATCGTACTCGCGCCGCAAAGTATTTGCAAGTGGTCCCGCTAACTATTTGACAAGCCGCTTTTCGTGGGCTAGAATTCGCGCATGACATTCGATGATCTTGTCTCCCGCTATGGCGACTCGGACACGGCCATCGCCGGCAAACTCGGTGTGTCCCGGCAGCTTGTGGCGCATTGGCGCCGGGCCGGGATCAGCGAAGCGCGGCAGGCATGGATTCAGCAAGTGACGCGCGGCAGGATGCGTGCCGCGAAGGGTACTGCCAAGGGTACTGCCAAGGGTACTGCCAAGGCTGCGATGTGAGCGGTCGCTTTCCTCGAGCGTGGGCGGCGAAGTTGGCCGAGGATCAGGACAAGCGGCGGCGTGATGAGGCAATCAACAAAGCGTGGGATGTCATCGAACCGATGCGCGGCGGGTCCGCGCGGGCCTTCGCCGGGCTCCCGGAGTCAAGCCGGACAGATGAGGGTGCGGGTCCACTGTCGACCGTGGCACTGACGGAAAACGGCGAACACGGAAACAGGAGGGTCGGCATAGCGTCCGGCTCGCTCACCCTTCGCCCCCCAATCGACAGCTCGAACGGTCGCCTTCCCCGGCCGTCGTCGGTGGCGGGGGCTCCCAAGTCCAAGGAAAAAGGCAAACCCGGCGCTGGGCGAGCCTTTCGCAAGGGTCAGGCTACCCTCGCCCCACTCGTCGCCATTTGCCGCGCTGCGGGCCTTCCTGTGCCGTCGCCCGAATACCGTTTCGACGAAAAGCGCCGTTTCCGGTTCGACTATGCCTGGCCGACGGTCAAACTTGGCCTTGAGGTCGAGGGCGGGGTGTGGCGGGGGTACGGCAAGGCGGGCGCCGGCGGGGCTCATTCGCACCCGGTCAACATCGAGCGCGACATTGAAAAATACAACCTTGCCGCCTTGGCCGGCTGGCGCGTGCTGCGATACGCACCGGAGGATCTGACGTCCAAGGCGCTGCCGGACCTGCTGGCGTATTTTGCTGCGTCAAGTCTAAATGGATGACCTGCTGGCCGAGGTGCCGATGCTGGCGGTCATCGCGTTACTCCGGTAGGCTTGCCACAGGGGTCAAGCGTCGGCGGCCGGCAGCCCAGCCTGTGAGTGATTCGAATACGTCGCCCACGACGGGTAGTAGTCTTCCGCCTGATTCCCCCATGCCGCCCAGCCCTTGCGCGCTCCTCTGGCGAATAGTTCTAGGTAGGGCCCCGAGCTGCACTCCTCGATGAGCTGGTACAGCTCGTCCGGCTTGCGGGAATGCTCCCGCTTCATGGTCCTGAGAATGTTGACCTGCCGCCGGCCGGGCGCAAGCGTGCGAGCGTTCTTGCCTCTGATGCCGAACAGCACCAGTTCGGTCGTGTTGCGGAAGTAGAAGCCAACCCCTCGGCCGTCTGGTCCGCCATCCTTGCGGACCTTGTGCCACACGATGTTGGTCTTGTACTCGAAGCCCCATGCCTGCAGCACGCGCAGGCCCTCCGGAAGCAGGGCGTTCGGAACCCACAGATAGAGGTGAGCTGTCTCCGTAGTGAGATCCGCGACCGGAAGCGTCACGATGTCTTCGAGGCCCATCGTCCCGTACCGCGCGAGGCGCTTGTGTTCGGGCGCCATCTTCCCGGTTTGCCAGCGCTGGCAAGCAGGTCACTCGCCGCGTCGAGCGCCCGGAAGTAAATCCCGTTTTTGAGGTAGACGCCCTCCGGCAACTGCCGGCAGAATTGGGCAATGAATTGGTCCCTCTCTTTTGCGTATGTCATGTTTAACCCCTTCCGGTTAGGTGCGAAGCTGCACCGCACGCGCGCCACGCCGGCGCGCGGTCGCTGCGTCCTGATTAGATAAGCCCGCGCTCGGCGAAGCTGATGATTTTGGCGCCTGCGACGATGAAATGATCGAGCGTCCGCACGTCGACCAGTGAAAGGGTTTCCTTGAGTGTTTGCGTTAACAATTCGTCGGCGCGCGAGGGTTCGGCTACGCCGCTCGGGTGATTGTGCGCGAACATGACCGCGGCGGCATTGTGGCGGAGCGCGGCCTTTACCACTTCGCGCGGGTAGACGGAAGTCTGCGCCAGCGTTCCGCGAAACATCTCATCGCACGCCAGCAATCGGTTTTGCGAATCGAGAAAGATGCAATAGAAAACTTCGAATTCAAGCGCGGCGATTTTCAGCGTGAGAAAATTGCGCGCGAGTTCAGGTGATCCAAGCATGTCACGCGATGCGCTCATGCGTTCCTCGATGATGGCTAGGGCGCGCGCGATCGCGGCGTCATCATCTGCGGCGGACGGCGTGAGCGTGACAAGGTACGGCGGGATCGTTTCGGTGCGTGCTTTGGGCATGATCTACTCCGGAAGATGTTTTAGAATGTCGCGAGCGGTCGAATAGAGCGCTTCGCAATAGTCGACGCAATCGGCGCCGGATATGTCGCGGCCGGCGGCGGAAGCCTCGCGCCATGCGCGCACGTGGTCGCGGACAAATTGCACGGCCGCTGCGCGCGCTTCGCGTTCGGCCCATTGACGGTGGTTAACGGCGGCGGGGCTCATCATGCACCTTCGCCAGCGCGGCGCGTGCTTCGGCTACCTGGTAGGCTTGCGCACAGAATGTTGCAAAGTTGCCGCGACAGTCGGGAAGGCCCATTCCCCAATCGGAGCCGAGAATGTCTGAAACATTGACGAACTCGCCAGCAGCAAACCGCTTGGCAAGTGCAGCCTTCATTTCGGCAAGGGTCTTGTGCGTGGTGTTCATGCTGCCCCCATTTCGGCGGCGGCGAATGCGCGGCCTTTTGCCGTCGCGGTGTAGCATTCGCCGGACCTGGTCACCATGTCGAGGCGTTGCAACGAGCCCATAACTTGATAGAATTGGGCAAGCGTGATGCCGGCCGACATGAGCGCGGCGTACAGGTGACCGCCAGGAGCGCCCATGCCGTTAAATCCGGCGCAGGCTTGAATTACTGCCGCGCACAAATAGCGCGTAGCGTTGCGTTCTGAGTCCGTCATTTTGATCTCCGCGTTGGTGCGTGCAACAGTGCACGCGATACAAGCATAGCAAACAATTTGCCAAGATACAAGGGCCATTTGCAAGGGGGCGGAAACGGGCGCACAATCAGGTGCCGGGACAAGCTGCGCGGTCCATCGCGCGGCCTGCACCGTTCGCCGCAACGATCGGGCGCTAACCGGCCTTCATTCAACCTTTGCGGAGGTTTCCCCGATGCCTGATCGAATCTTGCGCGCGGAGCTCTTGACGTCCGAGGGCTGGCTTGCGCTGAAAAACAACGACGATCGCGTTTCATGGATCGTGCTGTTCTTGTCCGCTGACGTGTTCGGCAATCAGCCGGCCGGCCCTCATCGCCTTGTCCATCTGTGGCGCCACGCGGGCATTGATACCGCGGAAAAGGCAAGCAAGGTGCTAATCGAGTTGGGCGAGGTCGATTTGCTGCGGTGTTACCAGGTGGACGGTAAACCGTACTGTCATATTCCAAGGTTCAGACAATCGCGCAGATATCTCGGCAAGACCTGGCCGCTATCGCCTTGGACAACATACGAGGATAAACAACGTATTGCTAATAAACCTCCAGAGGATCACAGTGAGGCGCAAGAGACAGCCAGAGTATCACCGGTAGGTGTAGGTGTTGGGGTTGGTGTTGGGGTAGATCTACTTCAAAACCGTGGCGCTTCGATCGAGTTATCCACAAGCGAGCACTTACTGACTAAGTGGTGGCTAACTGAGGAGGGGACGAAAGAAAAGGCGGTGAGGCTAGGGTTCGCAATACCTGCGGGCATGTCCTACGCCGCGGTTCGCCACCGCCTGTTTGCAATGGTGCGAGAGGGACGGACAGGCACAGCGCTTGATTCCATAACGCCAACGGTGTAAAAGGCGGGAATGGCGAGGAAGGCGAAAGCAAAGACGGAAAGCGGTGAGGAGGCAACCCTAAACGGGGGCGATTCGCCCGCGCGTGCGGATCCTGCCGGTATCCCGGTTTCGATGGAAGAGCGGCTAACCGCTTGTTTCTCGATGATCGTAAGCGGATCCAGCGCGCGCAAGGCGTCGACGGCCGCGGGGCTGGGCGGGAAAAACAGGCTATGGGAGATGCTCGCCGGCGATGAGGCGCTCCAGGTGCGCTACCGTGCGGCAGTAGCAGGTCGAGCGGAGCGGTATGCCGAAGATATCGCGCGCATCGCCGATCATCCTCCTCTGATGGTTGTCACAAAGCACGGCGAGCACGTAGACGCCGGCTTCGTCGCCTGGCAGCGAAATAGAATCGACGTACGCAAGTGGACGGCGGAGCGCCTGCTTCCAAAGCGCTATGGTGATCGTCTGGACGTGAGCGTCACTGGCGGGTTGGCGTTGAACGTGCACACCGGGCAGCGGCCGCGCGAGGTATTCGACGCGGTGGATGACGAGCCAGGGCAGCCGGACGCAATGCCGGCGCTAGGCGTGGACACGGCGCGCGCATGACCGCAGGCTGGCGCGATTCGAGCGCGGGGGGGGGCACCCCGGCGTTCGGAGCGAGCCTTGTTCCCCGTGGTCCACCCCATCCGCCTTTGTTGATTCTCAATTTTTTTCTCCTGGTTTTTCTCCTCTTTTTTCCCTTGGGTTCATTGGGTCAGCCGGTCGTTTCTGACTGGATTGCCGAGAGTTCTGCTCCGGCCTATGGATTTCGCGCCCAGGTTGAAAGATTTTCCGGGTTTGGTGTGGTTGACGACTCGGTGCTCACGGTTGGGGCGCAGGTGAATGCGGTGAATCGGAAGGGGGTAAATCAGATTGTTTTTGGGATTGCGACGGAGGCGTGGGCGGAGCAGGGGAGTGTTAGTCGCTTGGTGGGGATTGAGGCGACGACGATCAATCGGGAGCCGAGGAATTGGGTGCGGAAGATTGCGATGTGGGCGACGTTCAAGAATCGGCCGGATGTCGACTATTTTTCACCGCCGGCGGATGCGGCGAACATGGACAGTCAGGCGTTGCGGATTGAGTCGCAACCTGGGACGGGGTTTGAGCGAGGGTTGGTTTTTGCGGCGGAGTCGTTGCGAGCGTCGAGGGTGGGTGAGGCGGTGGTGGTGGATTTTCGGGAAGTTGGGTTGGAGCGGATGAAGGGTTGGGTATTGGTGCGCTATCCGGATGGTTGGTGCGAGTTCTACGCGGGCGCGGGGCGGAAGGAAGTGCGGGAGTGTGCGCGATGAACGGATTGGCGCGGGATTACTACTCTCCGGGGCCGGTGGTGACGGGGTTTTTGGAGTCGAAGTCGTTCGTGCGCGGGATCATGGGGCCGTTCGGAAGCGGGAAATCGACGGCGTGCATCATGTCGAGCTTGTTGTGTTCGGCGAAGCAGCCGAAGGATCGGGAGGGGAAGCGGAAGTCGAGGGGAATCATCATCCGGAACACTTATCCCGAGTTGCGGATGACGACGATCAAGACCTGGCATCAGTGGATCCCGGAGTCGTTGGGGCGGTGGCAGTCGATTGGTCCGCCGACGCACTACGTGCCGGGTCCGGACGGGTTGGACATGGAGGTGTTGTTTGTTGCCTTGGACAATCCGGACGATGTGGCGAAGTTGTTGTCGTTCGATGCGACGTGGGCGTGGGTGAACGAGGTACGGGAGATACCGAAGGCGATCATTGATGCGTTGACGGGGCGGGTGGGGCGTTATCCGCCGCGGGATGATTCGATTGGGGTGGTGTGTGTGGATCCGCAGATCGTGATGGACACCAATCCGCCGGATTCCGACCATTGGTACTACGCCTTGGCGGAGAGGGACACGTCGACGGAGATGGGGTTGGAGTTGGTGGAGAGTTTGGACGCGGCGGAGAGCGAATTGCGGCGGAATGGGATTCTGCCCGAGGGTGTGCCGTTGTTCGAGTTCTTTCGTCAGCCTGGCGGGCGGTCGGCTGGGGCTGAAAATCTCGAGAACTTGCGGCCGGGGTACTACGAGCTTTTGGCGGCGGGGAAAAATTCCGATTTCGTCAAGGTGTACGTCGATGGCGAGTACGGTTTTGTGCGCGATGGCAAGCCGGTGTACCCGGAGTATGTGGATTCGGTGCATTGCCGTGCGTTCGAGGTTTCACGTGAAACACCGATCCGGATTGGGCTGGATTTTGGTTTGACGCCGGCGGCGACGATTTCGTTTCGTGACTTGCATGGGCGGTGGCGGGTGCGTTCCGAGGTGGTGACGGAGGACATGGGGGCGACCAAGTTTGCGGAGTTGCTGGGGCGGCATTTGCGCGAGTTCTATCCGGACAATCCTGTGGCGTCGATTCGTGGCGACCCTTCGGGTGACAATCGAGCGCAGACGGATGAGCAGACGGTGTACGACATCCTGCGGGTGGCGGGGATCGAGGCGGAGCCGGCGCCGTTGCCGGACGATCCGCTGATTCGGCGCGATGCGGTGGGTGGTTTGCTTGAGCATTGGGTGGATGGGGAGCCGCGGCTGCTGATTCATCCGGATTGCCGGGTATTGCGCAAGGGGATGGCGGGGGCGTACTGCTTGCGGCGGGTGCGGGTGATTGGGCGGGAGTCGTACCACGACAAGCCGGAAAAGAATCGGTTTTCGCACGTGTGCGAGGCGCTGCAGTACGACGTGGTGAGTGGGGGGGAGGGCAAGGCGGTGGTGCAGGTGAAGCGGCAGGGGCATAGGCAGGAGTTTGCGGATTCGGACTACAGTATTTTCAGTTGACCATTGGAGAGGCTATGAATCTGTTCAAGACCCCGAAGATACCGGAGCCGACGCCGGTTGCAGCGCCGTTGGTGCCGACGATAGATCAGGCGGCGATGAATACCGACTACACGGACAAGATGCGGCGGCGGCGTGGCGCGGCGGCGACGAAGTTGGTGCCGGAGGGTGCATTCCAGGCGGCGCCGGTGGGTTCGGCGCAGTTGCTCGGGCAGTAGATGGCTCGTCCCGAAGGCATCCGCGACTCGGCGAAGGCCGCGGCGCGGCGCCGTATCGGGATCACCGAGGACGAGGATCTGCCGCACCTGACGGCAGGCAGTGGGTCATTGACGATCAAGGACGAGGGCGTCGTCGTGCAGACGCTCACGACGACGATCGACTTCATCGGCGCGGCGGTGGTGGCGGCATCGACGGGGCCACAGTCGGCGAGCATCACGGTGACGGCGAGCGGCGGCGGCACGCTGCAGTCGCAGGAGTTCACATCAAACGGAACGTGGACGTGGCCGACTGGGGTAACGGCGGCATGGATCACGATGGTTGGTGGCGGCAATGGCGGTAATGGATCGTTTGTTGCTCTTACCGGGGCTGGTGGTGGCAGTAGTGGGGAATTTGCTGTTGCCTTTCCTGTAGCGAAACAGGCGGCTACAGCCACGGTGACAATCGGCGCTGGCG